GGATGGCACTGCGCTGGCAGGCAATCCCGGGCAGCGACTGGGGTCGTTCCCATGTCTCCGAGTACGCGGGCGACCTCCTGTCGCTCGAAGACCTGAACAAGGCGATCATCCAGTTCGCCGCCGTGGCATCGCGGATCATCCACATCGTGGACCCGAACGCCATGGTGGATATCGAAGAGCTCGCGAGCGCCGAGACCGGGGACTTCGTCACCGGCTACATCGACCGCATCAAGCCGCTCCAGCTGGACAAGGCGATGGACTTCCAAGTCGCATCCGAGGTCGCCTCGCGGATCGAGCTCCGCCTCTCCCATGCCTTCATGCTCCAGTCGGGCACCGTCCGGAACGCCGAGCGGGTCACCGCTGAGGAAATCCGGGCCATGGCCGAGGAACTGGAGAACGTGCTGGGCGGGGTCTACACCGTCCTGTCGGCAGAGTTCCAGCTGCCGCTGATCCGTCGCTTGATCTACATCCTCCAGCGCACCGACGACACCTTTCCGGAGCTTCCGGAGTCCATCGTCCCCACCATCGTCACCGGCTTCGAAGCCTTGGGACGCACCCACAGCGCGAACAAGCTGCGGGCATGGATGGCGGACATGACGAACATCTACGGCCCGCAGGGCGTGAGTTCGTTCACGGACCCGAGCGAGGTGGGCCGCCGGTTCGCCGAGAGCTACGGGATCGAGGACATCGACAGCCTGATCAAGTCTCAGGAGCAGATGGCCGAAGAGCAGCAGATGGCTGCTGCCCAGCAGGCCGCAATGAGCGCCGCGCCCCAAATCGCAAAGGGGGCCGTGGACGCAGCCAACGCGCCAGAGAGCGGCGCATAACAAGGAAACCAACATGGCATCCAGCAAAACCCCCAAGGCCCCCGAAGCTGCCCCGGCGGCAGCCGAAGCAGGCCTGACCGTCTTCGACAACACCGAAGCAAGCACCCGTGAAGCTCCGGCCTCGACCGTCGCGGAAGAGTACGAGCTCACCGAAGGTCTCGTGCAGGTGAACTACGTCTGATGGACCCGACGGCACAGCAGCAGGGCGCTCCCGAGGGGGCCCCTGCGCTGACCCCTGAGGAACTGGCCGCAGTCGAAAAGGGCCGTCAGGGGTTCAGCGAACCCACCAACGTCCTGACGCCGCCCCCGAGTGGGCCGCAGCGTCCTGACAATGTCCCCGAGAAGTTCTGGGACGCGGAGAAGGGTACGGTCAACACCGAGGCCCTGCTCAAGAGCTACGCAGAACTGGAGCGCACCCGTTCGCAGGCCCCCGCGCAGACCCCCGAGGCACCGGAAGGTGAACCGAAGGCGGACGCCGCGCCGGTCGGCGAGGACGGCAAGATCACCAAGGCGCAGGAACCGGCGGCCCCTGAGGGCAGCCCCCTGACCGACGCCATCGCCGCAGCCCAGCGCGAGTACGCTGAGGGCAAGCAGGTGTCCGACGAGACCGTCGCTTCCCTTGAGAAGCTCGGCATCCCCCGCGAAGTCTTCGCCCTGTATCTCAAGGGCGTCGAGGCGCAGGAACAGGCCACGGTCACTGCGGTTCACACCATCGTCGGCGGCAAGGACGCCTACGAGGAAATGGCGCGTTGGGCTGCAAAGGCCCTGACCGACGCCGAGCTCGACGCTTTCAATACCGCGCTGGACAACGAGGCGCTGCGTGAGAACGCGGTGCGTGGTCTCTACGCCCGGTTCACGGAAGCCCGACCCAATGAGGGCAACATGATCGCACCTACCGGCAACTCGTCGGCTGCATCGGGTGACGTCTACACCAGTCGCGACCAGCTGATCGCGGACCAGAAGGACACCCGCTACCAGTCGGATGCCTCGTTCCGTCAGCAGGTTCAGGACAAGCTCCTGCGCTCGCAGGCTGCTGGCTTCCAGCTGGTGCAGCGACCGATGTTCGAGCGCCAAATCCTGCGCAGCTAAATTGAACCCCTGACGCCTCTCACCCGACGGGGTGAAGCGCACCACAGGGTGACCTCGCCCTCCCCGACGGGGGAGTACGCAAGCTCACGGTCTCGAAGGGGAGCCGGTCTTCATCCCCTTCAAACCCACCACATCGACGAACAACCCAGAGCAACAGGCCCCTAATCCGGACAACCTGTAGGCATGGGCTCCGAGATTGGCGGTCAACCCAACCCCACAACCTCAATCTCAAAGGAAGCTAGTGGCGAACTCCACTCCTTCGCGTCCCGGCCAGAACCTCGGCACTGGTGATGCGCGAGCTCTGATGCTCGACCTGTTCGGCGGCGAAATCATCACCGCCTTCGAAACCGCGACTGTCCTCCGCGACAAGCATATGACCAAGTCGCTGACCGGCGGTAAGTCGTACAAGTTCCCGGCCATCTGGCGGGCGCAGGGCGGCTACCACACCCCCGGCGTGGAAATCACGGGCGACAACATCCAGCACACCGAGATCACCGTCGATCCGGACGACAAGCTGGTGTCGAGCGTGTTCGTGGCCGACATCGACGAACTGCTCCTGCACTTCGACGTGCGCCAGCCGTACACCAAGGAGCTCGGTGAGTTCCTTGCGCGTCACTATGACGCCAACGTGCTCCGTGCGCTGATCCGCTCGGCCCGTGGCCCCGCGCTCTTCTCGGGCGATCAGGGCGGCACCGGCCTGCAGAACGCTGCGTTCACGACCGACGCCAACGCGCTGATCGACGGCTTCTCCGCCGCGAAGCAGGCGATGGACGAGAAGGACGTGCCGGTGAACAGCCAGCCCGTCCACGGTATCCTGCGTCCGGCGCAGTGGTATCTGGTCGCCCGCAGCGACAAGAACCTGAACAGCGACTTCAACGGTGGCGTGGGCTCGATCCGCTCGATGACCCTCAACACCATCGACGACATTCAGGTCCACAAGTCGAACATCGCCTCGGGCGTGTTCGGTGTGAACGACGCGGCGAACGCGGCCATCCCGGCCTACTACCGCGCTCGTTACGACACGACCGTGGGCTGCGTCTGGACGCCGATGGCTGCCGCCTCGGTGATCGTGCAGGACGTCGGCTTCAACATCGTCGATCAGCCCGAGAAGCAGGGTACCCTGATGATCTCGCGGATGATGGTCGGTACCCGCATCCTGCGCACCAAGTGCGCGGTCGAACTGCGTACCGGCGCGATCCCGGCGTAAGCTGGTCCATAGGGGCCTCACTCTCTTCGGAGGGTGGGGCCTCTATTTTTTCATGAGCAGGCGAGTGCTGGGCACCTCCCGGTCTCCAAAACCGTGGAGCGGCGGTTCGATCCCGCCCGTCTGTGCCAACCTAAGGAGCCCCCTATGGCTGTGATCAACCCCATGACCGAGCTCGAAGCGGTCAATGAAATGCTCATGAGCATCGGGCAGGCACCCGTCTCGACCCTTGAAGTCACCGGCATCAAGGACGTGAACATCGCCAAGGCCGAGCTCCAGAAGGTCTCCCGCCGGGTCCAGTCTCAGGGCTGGAACTGGAACAGTGACGAGGCCTACCCCCTGTCCCCTGACGTAGACGGTGTGGTCCTGATCCCCGCTGGCGTGATCAAGGTCGATGCCTCGGACAAGATCGCCAACTACGTCCAGCGCCGCCACCCGACCAAGGGACTGGCGCTCTACGACAAGGAGAACCGGACGTTCACCTTCGGCCAGCCGGTCGATTGTGACATCGTCTGGGCCTACGATTTCGAGGACTTGCCTGAGACGGCGCGGTGCTACATCGCCACCGCAGCTGGCCGCAAGTTCCAGAGCCGCGTTGTCGGCAGCCGCATCCTCGACGCCTTTCAGGCTGAGGACGTGCAAGTCGCGTGGACCCTGCTGATCCGCGAGGAACGCAAGAGCCGCGACACCAACCTCTTCCGCCGGAACCCCGGCCTGCAGAGCTTCATGAACCGAGCCATGTAATGTCCCTCCGGACCCGAGTGATCCCGGCGCTGTACAATGGGGTCTCCCAGCAGCCGCCGATCCTCCGCACCATCGACCAGACGGAGCGCGAGGAAAACACGTGGGCGGTCCTTGCTGACGGTGTCGGCAAGCGGCCCCCGACCGAACACATCGCCGCCCTCGGGACTTTCTCCGGGGACGCCTTCATCCACCACATCAACCGCGATGCGACCGAGCGGTACATCGTCGTGATTGACGGGGGCCAGATCAAGGTCTTCGACCACACGACCGGCGCGCAGCAGGTGATCAACACCCCGGGCGGACTGGGCTACCTCACCAACGGAACCTTCCGGGCCGTCACGGTGGCCGACTACACCTTCATCGTGAACACCGCCAAGGTGTGCGGGATGGCGGCTGCAGGTGCGGACACGACGGCGGACCCCGCCTTCTACCGCTGGCCCAATCGGGGCACCGCTGGGGCCGATATCAACGTCGGCCTGCTGGTCGCCTCGGTGATCACCGGGCAGCCGTATCAGTACCGGATCAATCCCCCGGGCGGTACCTTCCGTGGCGAGATCGCTTCCATGGAGAAGCTGCCTGAGACGGCGATCAACGGTGATATCTACAAGATCACCGGCAGTGCCGAGACGGGCTTCGTCAGCTACTACGTGCGCCGCAACGGGGCCGTGTGGGACGAGACGGTCGGCTTGGGTCTGGTGAACCAACTCGACGCCACCACCCTGCCCCATGCGCTGGTTCGGGAAGCCGACGGCACCTTCACCTTCGCCCCATTCTCGTGGTCTCCGCGCCGCGTGGGTGACGACGACAGCAACCCCCGGCCCACCTTCATTGGCCGGACGATCCGTGACGTGTTCTTCTACCAGAACCGGCTCGCCTTCCTCGTGGACGAGAACGTCGTGTTCTCCTGCGCGGGCGACTTCGGCAACTTCTGGCGGAACACGGTGCTCGACGTGATCGACAGCGACGTGATTGACTTCGCCATCACCACGGCCAACGTCGCGCTGCTCAACTGGGCGGTGCCGTTCAACGACGGGATCGTCCTGTTCGCGGACCAGACGCAGTTCTCGCTCACCAACGGGCAGGACGGTCTGACGCCTTCGAGCGCCGCGATCCGCCCCGTGATGCACTACGAGGTCAACGTCGGTGTCCAGCCGGTACGCCTCGGCAGCGAGGTCTACTTCTGCGGTGACCAGAACGCCCACTCGGTGGTCTGGGAGTACACCCGGCTCGATGATACGGACGCGACCGATGCGGCGGAGATCACCGCCCACTGCCCCCGGTATCTCCCGGCAGGCTTGAAGCATCTGGTCGCTGCCACGAACCTCAAGGCGCTCTTCGCGATCACCGGCACGGACGAGGTCTTCGTCTACCAGTACTACTGGAACGGCAACGAGAAGGTCATGAGCGCGTGGCGAAAATGGATCTTCGACGCCCCGGTGGTGTCCGCTGAGTTCCTCGGTGGGTACCTGTACCTGTTGGTCCGGCGCGGCTCTGACCTGTTCCTCGAACGGGCCGACCTCGAACCGAGCTCGGTGCCCGCCGAGCAGGACATGCAGGTCTACCTCGACCGGCGCTGTGCGGTGACCGGGGTCTACGATCCCGTCCTCGACCGCACGGTCTTCACCCTGCCCTATGTGTACGACCCGGCGCGGTTGCGTCTGGTGCGGGGCAAGACCCACCCGACCCGACCGGGCTCGCTGGTGGACCCCTCGCAGTATGTCCCCCTGACCCCGACGACCCTCGCGGTCCCGGGACGGGATGGGTCGAGGCCGTACACCGCTGGGTCGTCCTACACCATGTACCTGCAGTTCTCACGGCAGTTCCCGCAGGACTGGCAGGGCAACCCCCTGACCACCGGGCGGCTCCAGCTGCGGACGTGGACGGTGTCCTATTCGGGCACTGGCTTCTTCCGCACCGAGGTGTCCCCGTATGGCGCGGCAGGTGTGCCTGAGGTGGAAGAGATCGTGCCCGCCAAGCTGGCCGACTTCACCGGCAAGGTGATCGGCAGCGCCGACCTCCGCCTGAACCAACCCGCCTTCCACACCGGAAGCTACTCCTTCCAGATTTACGGTGATGCCGCACAGGCCACCGTCGCGCTGTCCAATGACAGCCACGTCGGCTCGACCTTCGTGTCCGCCGAGTGGGAGGGGTTCTTCTACCAACGGAGCCAATGATGATCCAAGTCCACGACCTCCGCCTTGTCGATCCCGATACGGTGGGGGCGTGGGCGGATCATATCAGTCGTCACATGCGGCAGGCCGACCTCGACGAGATCGAGGCCATGGGTACCGGGACTGATGCCCTACACCTGTCCGTCGCCCTCTCCACCCATGGCTTCGCCGTCATGGACCGGGAGGGAGTACCATGCGCCATGTTCGGCGCTGCACCTCACCCCCTGCCGGGTGTCGGCGTCGTCTGGATGCTCGGCACCGACGGTATCCGCCGGGAAGCCTACAGCATCGCCAAGGCGACCCGCCGGTACTTCGACACCCTCAACGATCCCTATCCGGTCCTCTGGAACTACATCGACGCCCGCAACACCGTGTCCCTGCGGTGGCTTCGCTGGGGCGGCTTCAAGCTCCTGAGCGACACCGAGATCGGGGGTCACAAGTTTCACATCTTCGCGAGAAGCACCCACAATGTGTGATCCAGTCACCGCGACCGTCCTTGCGGTCACCACTGCGGCGGCCTCGTCGGTCGCTCAGATCAAGGCCGCCAAGGCCCAAGAGAAAGCCGTCCGTCAGCAGATGGAGCTCGCTGCGGTTGAGAACCAGCGGGTCGCTTCGGCGGAGCTCTTCGACCAGTCCCGGGCCGCCCGGATCGAGAAGGGCCGCGTCATGTCGGCAGCCGGTGAAGCCGGTCTGTCCCTGAGCTCGGGCTCGATCCAGACCCTGCTCACCGACATTGCCATGCAGCGGACCCTGCAGGGCGACCGAACGATTGCCAACATGGAAAGCCGCCACGCGCAGAACGTCGCAGAGGGCGCATCCATGCTGTCCCAAATCCAGCGACCGACCGCCCTTGGCGTTGGTCTCAACATGGCGACCGCCGGGGTCAACGCCTATTCCGGCGCGACCTCGCTCAAACTGCAGCGCCAGCAGGCAAGTGCCGACGCCGCTGCCCGAGCAAGCCGCCCCTCAGGAGGATAATCCATGACCGAACTCTCTCGGAACCGCGCCCGCGTGGGCACTCAGGATCGCCCGGTCTACCGCCGGGATGGCGTCCTGCCCCGCCGTCAGGGCCCGGGGGAGAGCCCCCAGCGGCGCAACAACATCGACATGAGCGGTGGCCGCCGTGGCGATGGCGGTGCTGCCGAAGTCCTGCAGCTGGCTCGTCAGGTGAACGGCGCGTTCGACAGCGTCGTCCAGATGAAGCAGCAGCAGTACATTTACGACGAGCAGGAGAACGCCTTCAAGGCGGTCGCCGCTGAGGCGCGGGGCGAGGCCCCCGACCCGGAGCTCATGGAAGAGAGCCTCGCCTACAAAGCGGCCTACAGCCTCTCGTCCGCTGAGACCCGCATGGCCGAAGCCAAGCCTGTCCTGATCGACCGCGTCGATAGCCTGATCCAGAGCTACGAGGGTGCTGACCTGACCGAGCTCATGGGCATGGTGGACGCGGAGATCGAGAGCGGGCTGGCCGGTGTGCTGACCGACGAGGAAGGGAACCTGATCGACCTCGGCACCGCGCAGGCGTTCGCCGTCGCTTCCAACCGCGTGGCTTCGCTGCAGGACTCCCTGCGCACCGACAGCCGCACCGTGGCGCGCAGCCGCATCCAGCAGAACGGCAAGACCATTGAGGTCAACCGGGCTGTGACCGAGCTCCGGGCCAACGGGGCGTTCGACGCTGCGGCCATGTTCGACCGGCTGTCCGTCTACGGCATCAGCGACGAGGCCAAGATCGACGCCCTGTACGACGCGGTTGACGTCCTCGCGACCGACGATCCCGGCCTTGCAGGCATCCTCGCGGGCCAGATCGCGGGCATCCCCACCACCGTGCGGGACGCTGTGTCGCCCGGTACGGTCACCACGACCGGCGGTACGGAAGTCCTCAAGCCCACCGGCAGGCTGCCCTTCGCGGGCCGCATCACGTCGCGCATGGGTGACGGGCGGGGCCACAACGGCGTGGACATCGACGGTGCCATCGGCGACCCGGTCGAGGCCCCTGCCGGTGGTCGCGTGATCGAGATCGGTGAGAACGCCCGCGCCGGGAAGTACGTGGTGATCGACCACGGCAACGGTGTGACGAGCTCCTACAGTCACCTCAGCAGCATCGACGTGGCCGACAAGGCGATCATCCGCCCGGGCCAGAAGTTCGCTCGCATCGGGAACACCGGCAATGTCCGCAAGGGCCCGAACGGTGACGGCAGTCACCTGCACTGGGTGGTCCGGCAGAACGACAAGCTGGTCAACCCGCTGGAGTTCCAGTTCCCCGAGTTCACCGCCGAAGCCCCTGTGGTCTCCGCCACCCCGGCATCCTCGACGGAACGGGCGGTGTCCCTGCAGTTGCCCGCTGGGCTCCAGCTGGACCCCGAACGGCTCCGGAAGTTCGCCACGCTGCGTGAGCAGTCGCTTGAGCGGCAGCGCGTCCTGACCGACCGGGCACAGCAGGAGACCTTCAAGGCGACCGCCGAAGAGCTCTACGCCGGGATGATCAAGGACAACTGGCCGTCGAACGACACCCTCACCGCGCTGGTTCAGGCAGGACGCCTTAGCAACGACGCCGCCTACACCTTCCGCAGCATGCGGGAGAGTAAGGAGCGGGCCGACCGCGCCGAGCAGCAGGCTATCGTTGACCGGGCAGAACGTCGGGCCGAAGACGCGGCCAGCGAGTGGGCAGCCCGGACTGCCATCGGATGGCGGATGGGCGAAGGCCCGAAGACCAAGGCCGATTTCGACCGCTTCATGCGGGACAACATCGGTCGGCTTGGGCCGGGACGCGGGGCGCTGACCAACTACGGCTACCTGCAGTCCGCTTTCGATGCCTACGAGAGCATGACCACCAAGAACCCGGAGTACAGGCAGTACAGCGGGCTGATCAACAACGCCTTCACGCAAGGCGGCGCTATGGGGGTCCAGAGCCTCTACGGCCAGAGCGGAGTCGGGAAGGATCAGAAGCTCCTTGCCCAGAACGACTTCCACCGCCGCGTGGTGCAGCTGGGTGAAGACCCGGCAACCGCCTTCGAAAACACCATGAGGGCCTACGGCAAGGGTGCGGACGCGCAGCGGGTCATGAGCCTGCAGCAGGTGACGTCCGAGCGGCAGAGCATGGAAGCTCGCCGATCCGCCGCAGGAGTCAAATGAAAGGGAACTGAATGACGTGGACCGTTGAAGACGAACGTCGATACCAAGAGCTCCTGCGGCGCGAAGCTGCACTGCAGGCGCAACTCGCGGGAGAGCAGGAGCTCGAACGCGCACGGCAGGCGCAGGGTCTTCAACGGCCACCGACCCGCGAAGAACAGAACGCGGGCTTCTCCCTGACGCGGATGTTCGGCGGCGCGGCACAGGACGTCGTGAACGGACTGGTGGACCTGTCCAACTGGCTCTCCAGTCCCGAGCGGCTGATGCCGAACTCGCCGATGGGTGCCGCCGTCATGGCCTCGCCGTTCGCTCGGCTCCCGGTCGCGAACCTGATCGGGTACAATATCCAGCAGGCCATGGGGGTCGAGAAGCCCCGCCTGCAGACCGACAAGCTCGAAGTCGTCGGCGAGAGTACCAACCCGTGGGAGAAGACGGGCCGGACGATCACGTCGTTCATGGTGCCCTACGCGGGTGCTGGAAAGTACTTCGGTGCCTTCCGCGCTGGGCTGGGCTTCACCCAGACCGCCGCTCGATCCCTCGCAGCTGCGACCGCCGTCAACCTGACGGTCATGGACGCGACTGAGAACAACCTCGCCAACATGCTGCGCGATGACTTCGGGTTCGACAACAAGCTGCTCGACGCTCTCGCGACCGAGGAAGACGACGACCTGATGGTCGGACGCATCAAGGCGTCGGTCGCCAACCTGCCGTTCGACCTCGCGGGCGAAGCGGCGGTCGAAGGCGTAATCCGACTGGCCCGCCTGTACAAGGGCGTCCGCGCCAACAACGAAGCCGTCAAGGACGTGATCGACGTCACCAAGCAGGACATTACGGTGTCCCGGGCGGCGGCCAAGAAGGCTGCCGAGCAGAACCCCGAGAGCGTGGCGAAGCTGCAGGAAGCTCCTGCCGCCAAGCCTGCCGAGGCCGAACCTCAGACCCCCGAGCTCAACGCCCGGGTGGAGCAGGGTCAGGT